CTCATCTCGGATAATTATCATATCGTTATCGTCTATGTTTCTCTGAATTACCTCTTGTTCCATATCGTCTAGTCCACTTCTAAAAAGAGCCATATAATTGTTTCCTTCTTGATGTAATCCTAGTGTGTAAGAACCCTTGGCAGCTGCGTATAAAGGTAATAAGTGATCATAATCTAGTGGCAAATCTGAAGTATCTCCATCCGCACTCATATCAGTTAGGTCTTCTACATACCACAGCCATAATCCGTCTGTGACTGCACTTGTTGGTGCTGGATTAAGCTCTATATTATCCCCCCTTATCATATACTTAGGGTCTGCTTGAGAATAGGTAGTATTTACCGGATCACCCTCTGCGTTAGAATCCATCCTATCTACTTTGTATCTGTCTGTTGAATTGGTATAGCCTACTTCTACTCTGACAATCTTTCTTAAATCAGAAGGCAAACCGTATAACTCTTGGTTTGCGACTAAATCGGCTTTGGTAAGCCTTACGTTATAATCCTGTCCTAGTGAAAGTAACCTGTTAAAAGCAAGGTCACGTGCCGTGTTAAGGTCTCTTTTAACCTGTGTTAAATCTGGTACCGTACTAGCACCTACCGTTATATTGAGTAAGTCCCCAGTCTCAACTTGCATATTGACAAAAGTCATCGTGTTGTCGTCTTAATTAAACAACCCCAACCCCTTTTATCTATATATAATTATAACATACCTACATCAGCACGTTACGTACCTCTTCTGGTAGGATAGATTTATACAACTCTACCAACTTCTGGGCGTTTTTAGTCACGTCTCGCTCCTCTTTCACCCACTTTTGAGCCCTTTTAACCATTTCCTTTGATTTAATACCACCACTTTTTATGTCTTCTATCATTTCTCTTAACCTTTTAGCAAACTCTTCTGGGTTCTTATAAGTCCAAGCGTTTTTACCGCCCACAACAACCTCGCTATATGGCAACATATCTTTTACAAGCACTGGAACACCCAACTGGCTAAACTCCGTGTACTTAACCTCGCTTTTGTAAGTGTTAAAAGGCTGGTCCTCAAGTGGAATAATGGCTCCGTCAAGCCCCATAGTCTTTAACTTGTAAGTGTAAGCCTTCCAGGGCATCCAGGCGTGGTAAGTTATTCTATCTTTAACCTTTTTAAACTGGTTGCCGTAGTATGAACCCATAATATGCAGCTTAACTTCGGGATAATCTTCTAAAACCTCTGCTAATTGGCTGTGGATCTCCTGCCAGTCCCCCAAATGGCTCACTCCGCCCTGCCAACCCAGTCTTATTTCACCTTTCTTCTTGTCTTTGGGCTCAAATTCTCCCTCTGGGTACATACCAAAGTCTAAACTGTTAGGCACAACCCCACCAATAGCCCCGTCCTTAGCATACTCCATAAAATACTGCGTCAACCTTGCGACTGGGGTAGTAATCAAATCGGCCACACTTAGGTTGTAAATCAGCCCCATCTGGCCCCACAAGTTTTTATAACTGTTGAACCCCTTTGTTTCCCCCGATATCCATACCGGCTTAACCGTGCCGTCCTCATACTTCACATAGGCGTCCTGCGTACCAAACTCCCTATAGTGTTCGCTTGTGGGTAATACTTCAAACGTGTTGTCGTCGTGGTCAAATACCACAGGCTTTTTAGGGTCTATATTGGTTTTAAGCTCCCTAATATAAGCCGCAGCCCCTAGCCTGCCTACAATAATATCGGACTTGTTAATCAGCTCTAATTGGTTGTCTTCCTTACCAGTCATAATATAACTCTCAACGTCTTTTCTTTTTTCAAACTGCTCGTGCCAAGTACGTATTCTATACCAGCCGCACCCTCCGTCGTCAGCAGGCAGAAATAGTACCCTCAACTCTCTCTTCTTCATAGGAAACACCCCTTAATTTATATAGACTTGTGGTCTACCGTTAAACAGTACCTACCGGCCTCATCTTTAACGAAGGCCTCCTTAAACTTCTCTCTGTTAGTTAGCACGTCTGAACCCCAGATTTTCTCTGCTACATACACCATATCTTGTGGAATAGAAGCTATGCGCCTGTACTGTCTTCCAGACGACCAGTTATCATCCCGCAATTTTCTCTTGGCGTTGTTCTCAAATATACCCTCCGGATCGCTCTTTAAAACCTCTTTCATTTTGTTCTTACGGTTAAACTCCATTAACTCGGCTATTTTGGTAGCTAGTATCTTTTCTTGCTCTTTGTTTTTGGGTAGCAAGCCCCTCAGTCTGTCTAGCACCTCCTCCTGAGACTTGGGCCGTTCTATTGGGTTTCCACTATTGTCTACTATCATACAATATTATAACACAAAGGGGAGGTTTCCCTCCCCCTGCGCCATACCAAATACAAGGTTTAGCTAACTTTTAAGCTAGTTAATTTACCATTGTATTTCTCTGCTCTTGCCTCAAGTGTCAACTCTCCTACCAGAGCACCATTCTTGGCGTCTGCTGTGAGTGCTGTGTCAATCTTCTTGACAGGTCTTAGCTGAGCTACCGCCCACATATCTTTGCTTAATGCGCAAAGAGTGCCGGCTGGCATCTGGCTATCACCACTAACACGGAGCATACCAAATGGAGACTCATAGACATCAACTGCTGATGTAAAGGTCTTTTGTCCATCTACGTATCTTCTGTTAGCACTTGCTAATTCTGCGACTGCTCTCTTCTGCCTGAAGGAACCAATCAACCAATCTGGGCTTCCACCGTTAGAATAGATATCTTGAAGGAGTCCGTTAAGCTCGGTCTCACTTAGTGTCCTGCCTGACGCGGCGGATGCGGCTTGTCCGGTTCCTGTAGATATATTAGTAGCGATGAATGATAGTATTCCCTTCAGTTTTCTGGCTGTTGCACCACTTGCCCCTGAGAATCCAGTTCCATTTACAAGTGCCTTCTCAATATCTCTTCCGATTTCTTTAAGGCCTGCTTGAACTCTGAAAGCATACTCGTCTTCCATTCCAGCTGGGTCTACCGCCCTTTGAGTTTCAGAGACCATAAAGGTCTTGTTGAAAATCTGGGTGTAGTTACCGACTCTAGTTGGAGCTGTTAGTGCGCCGTAAGTAAAGGTTGCACCTTCAATTTGGGCGTTCGTTGCAGCGTTGGCATAGTCGTATGTACTCCACTCGTGTAGAGTGTTTTTGGCTGAAACTTTCTTGAGTCCTGAGAATACAGGTGTATCCATTTGCCCGATTTCAGTTAAGACATCGGTTAGGTCCTCTTTGTTAGTTTTAGCCGTATATGTTTGATATACTGACATTTTACTGTTGTTAAAATTAAGAACCCCTAACCCCTACTTAGGCATAGGCGCATACTTTTTAAGAAAACCAGCAATATTGCCAGCCTCTTTAGCGGCCTTCAGCTCCGACTGGCGCTGATCGTCCACTTCCTGTATGCCTCCGGCTTGTTTCTCAGAATAAGCTGAGCTCTTTTGAGCCTTCGCCTTAGCGTCAACTATAGCGTCAAAGTGCATTAGCTTATAAGCCGTTTCAGGGTCACTTATATCGTTTCCCTTTGCCCTTTGACCATCCATAAACTCCGCTACCTCCTGAGGTTTAAAAGGTGGCTGACCGTCCTTACCATTATATACTGATTCAAGCCTGTTCATCTCACTGATAAACATATTCTTAGCAGCCTCTTGACGTTGGATTTGTTGCATATCCTCTTGTGTAACTACACCGAGTTTCCTCAACGCTTCCTTAGCTTTTGCGGTCTGCTCTTCTTGTACCCGTTGTTCTGGCGAGTAACTAGCCTGCCTTTCCCTCTCAAGCTTCTCTGCCTCTATCTGTGCCATCTTCTGCTCCAATTCTCTAGCCCTATCATTGACTTCCTTAAATCTGTCATATGGTACAGCTTTTTGACTCTCGTCTTGAGATTCTTTGCCTTCTGATTGCTCAGATACATCCTGCTCTCCCTCCTGAGTGATTTGCGTCTTCTCTGACGTTTCCATAGAGTTGTCTACAGTGCTCTCTTCTACCGGTGCTGATTCGGTTGCGGGCGCTACCGCAGTATTTACAGCGTTTTGACCTTCGTCCATATTTGTTGTCCACATTTTAACGTCTTCAGTGACGAAACGGACTTAACAATTTAGTTATAAAGAGCGAGCCTAATGCTCACAGTGCAAGTAGCAGTGGGGTTTGAACTACTACCTGCCCTATAAGTACTAGCTTATAGTCCCCTACCCGTAAACTACTATATTCTATCATATCTCTAACGTCGTTCCCGGCTCAAGTTCCGCCTCTGGATCTATTTGTGGGTCTCGCTGCGGTTGCATAGCCTCCATTTCCTCTTTCATTCTGCCCTCTTCTTCCTCAGGATCTATGTCGTAAGCCTCTAATAAAGTCCTATTACTTATAGCACCCATAGACCTTAGGTTCTGCATAATCTCCTTCTTCCCCTCTTTAGTGTAGGCCGTCCCACTTGTTATTCTTACCTTCACCTCTGGATTCATAGGAATTGACACTACCGGCATATCATATGACTCCGGCTGCACCTGTTGGTCGCCACCTATTACACCCATCTTCTCTCCACTGTCGGTTCTAAAAGGTTTGAGCAGCTGCTGATACTGGTGGCCCATTTTTAGTATAGCCTCTCCCATATCCTCCAAGGCGGTCGCAAGGTTGCTTATAAGGTCCGACAAGTTCACGTAGTTATTGGCTACGAGCGTTTCAATAGCTATACCACTCTTAACTCCGGCCGGCGTCTGGCCCAAAAAGGCCTCGTTAGCCGCCCCTATCTGTTGCATATACTGGCCCAGTTGTGCTATCTGTTTTTCTACGTCGCTCCCCTGTGGCTTCATATCCATAACTTCCGGCTTAAACCCTGGCTTGTACTCTATCTTCTGGCCGTGTACGTTGGTTACGTTCTTAATTCCTGCACCCTTAGGTACTAACATCTTACCCTTGTTGAAGATAATATTATATTGCAGCCTGCTAGTTTCTAAGTAATTGAGTGCCTTGTTAATATTGACTATGTTCTTGACCCAACCCTCCCCGTAAACGGTGCTCAGGTTTATGTCTGGCTTATAGAACACAAACGGCAACTCTGTAAAGTCGGTTACCTCGTTTCTTAGTATTTCATTCTGACAAGTAGTTATAACCCTGACCCCTTCCTTAGTCATACACCACGACTCGTGGAGAATTACGTTACCCTTAACATACCCCGCATCGTGCAAGTTATTCATAATTAAGTCCTTATAATCACTCTCGCTCATCTTGTCTGTTGACTGTATGTTCTCCAAGGCTTCTTGGTCGTAGTTGCTATTCTCCTCAACTAGGTCCAGGGGCTTGCTCATAACTTTGACAATATACCTAGCGTCCTTGGCCGTCGTAGCGTAAGGGTCTATATAAGTATCAAAAGGATCTAATGTCTCTACCCATACGTTGCCCTCCCCGTTGTCTGCGTTAGCGTCATACCCATACTGGAATATGCCCAACCCATAAAGCAGCCCGTATAGCACAACCTTATTGGTCATAGCATTCATACCCAGTTTGTCGTACTCAAAACCCAGATACTCTCCAAGTAGCCTACTCTCCTGAGGGTCTAGGTCTCCGTAAGGCAAGGCGTCAACATCCCACTGTGGCTGCGTCCTCATAACGGCGTTACGAACAGCTCTGGTTATCATATAGGTATAGTTGATATAGAAATTGAGAGGATCCTTAGAGTCCTTTACAATATTTCCTGTTACTGGATCGTACTTAATATTCTGGTAGCCCATATAGTACATATAGTTTACAAACCACTGAAGCTCTACGTTAGTACCCCTCCAGTTTTTACTTTCCTCAAACTTCTGCTCTGTGTAATCCAGCCAGTACGTTTTGTCGTACACCTCTTTACTGTCTGACTCTTGATTGACTTGGGCGTTGCTCTTTGCCATATTTAGTTTTGTCTATATTAAAACAACCCCTACTTCTTATCTTCTTTATCTTGACCAATAAACTTGCCAATGTCTTCTATTGGCACATAACGTTCCTCAATAGCCTCTTCCTCCTCCTCCTCGTCCCCTTGGGAGGCAAAAAGCTCGTACTCTCTTAAATCCTTAGCCTTAATCAATCTCTCTAGGCTTGTTCTGTCCTTAGAGTTCCTGGTAATCATAACAACGTTTACGACCGCTAAAGAGATTATAGAAACCCCCACTAAAATCATAGAGCTTATTATTGCTAGTTCCATATATAATTATAACATACCCGTTACATAAGGTCGTCTATACCACCCCCAGACATCATAATATCTATTTCTTCGCCCATAGGGTCAAATATCCCGGCAGTAGAAGGCACATACCCAGTAAGCGGGTCCCCACCCTCATCAACCAGCCTGCCGTAAATGTCAACCTGTGGGTGCTCAAAGTAGTCTGGTCTGGTCTGGGCAACGTACCTAGTAGCATCCATTAAATCCTCAGCTAATTTAAATGGCCTGTTTCTATAACCATCTTTTTCTTCGTCCCACTGCTTCCAGTGATAGTTGTTAATTTCTTCTACAAACATAGTACACCTTGGGGCTACATAAAACCTATCCTCTTTAATTAGTCTAGTTATTCTGTTTATACCAGCCATAACATCGTTATCTCCTGGGATGAACCCCCAGCCCTCTTCTCTTAACTGATCCATAATACTCTGCCCACTACTCTGCTGTGTACCCTTACTAGAAGGATCTATTACAAACATCTCAACCTTGTCCATATCTAATTCATTTCTTATTAGCATAGAGTTCAAGTGATTACTAATCATATCTGGTGTTAGGTGTTGCTCTCTGAACTCGTCTACTACAAACAAGTTTCTCTCTTTATCCTCTTTCATCAATACTCCAGCCGTTGGGTGATTCCAACCGACATCCAAACCTACAAAAAATATATCTGTAATACTTGTTGGCGTACTTCTAACGTGTTTCTCTTCACTAAAGTCTGGGTATATAAGCCCCTCAAACTTCTCAAAGCTAGCCAAATACTCCTGTTTAAACATAGCGTCCGACAGGTCTTTCTTGGCTTGCTCTACCAAGTCCTTGTTAATATACGGGTTGTCTAGCGTAGTAAACCTCCAAGCATCAAAGTTTTTGTCCCCGTCTATAGCAGGCTTGTAAAAGGTCTGATAAACCCAGTCGTAACCCTGCGGTGTAGTAGTCACCCAGGCTATACCCTCTGTACTCGTAAGCACGGGATATACAGTTTCCCACACCTGCTTACTCATAAAACAGGCCTCGTCTAGCCATATCCAGTCCTTCTCTGTACCCCTTAGCCTGTCTGGGTTATCTCCCGATCTAAATGTAATACTACTTCCGTTCACCAACTCAAGCCTCATATCAACCTTATTCCAAGACTCTATAGCGTATTCTGGGCACCAATCCATCATCATAGAAATATTGACATCCTTGAGCATTCCATACGTAGGAGCTATTATCATACCGTTCGTAGGCTTCCTGTCACACAGTTTAAGGGCCTCTATAGTACCCGTCAAACTTTTACCACCACGTCTTCCAGCAATAAAGGTTCTGAATCTAGCTTTAGAATCGTGGAATAGCTTTTGATATTTGTGTGGTTTATACTTCTTCACGAATAATCTCCACTAATTCATCTACTGTATATTCCTGAGTATCACAACTGTATACGTCACGTGGAGAACCGTCATAAACACTTAGTATCTGCTCGTGTAATTTTTCACCACCCCTATTACCTATAATCTCTACTTCGCTACTCTCGTCACCCCAGAGGGTCACAGCAGCCCGTGAAAGCGTTTCTAAAGTAGCGTACTTGCCCAAGTTAGGATAGAGTAGGCTCTTGCCCTTGAGTGCTTCCCACAGCCCCTGTACAGCTTCACTCTTAGTAAGATAGAACCTAGTCATTTCAGGCACTGTTACTTTAATCTTGTTGTACTCTTTAAGACTCTCTTCCCAGATTTGTAACACTGAACTTGAAGAACCTAGTACGTTACCGCTCCTGACTATTCTAAACTTAGTCTTGGGATAATCTCTAGCAGCCTGTTTTACTATATGCTCAGCAGCAGCCTTACTTACCCCGTATGCATTGATAGGATCTACAGCCTTATCAGTAGACACAAAAACAAATCTTTTCACAGAATTGGCTATAGCGGCCTGTACTACGTTATGAGTTCCTATTATATTGGTCTCGTATCCGTTAAAACAGTCTTTCTCCATATTAGGTATGGCCTTAATGGCGGCGGTATGGATAACTGTATCACAACCCCTCATAGACTGTTTTACCCTGTGATAGTCTTTAACGTCTCCTAGAATATACTCCACCCTAGTATCCTTAACCTTTCTCTTCATATACTCTTGGCTACGCTCTGCTCTTGAGTACACGATTATCTTCTTAGTTCTCTTCCTTTCTAGTAACTGTTTTACTATCTCTTGACCCCAAGTACCAGTTCCACCTGTTACGAATATGTTACGCATATGAGTTGCCCACTTAAATTATTCTTCTGGACTGTCTATAAAGATTCCAGCAGATATTTTATCTCCTTTGCTTGTTATATCAGTTGACTGCCTAGCCTTTCCAACGTTCATCTCAACAAGCCACTTGAATATATCCGCTTTAAGCTTTGCGTTTGTTTTTGGGTTTTGAGCTATATTCCACAACTCTCTCAAAGCCCCTTCCACAATATTAAGCTCAGAACAGACAATCTTAAAGTCTTCATAATCTAACCCTTGTATTATTCTTTTGTTCTCACTTGCCTCTACTATAGCAGTCTTCTCAGATTTTTTCATAGTTACGAACTATAAGTTATATATTTGTTACGATTGTTATATATCACTATATTATATCACTTCTTCTTTTTTGGCTTTACCTTGGGCTTCTTTACAGTTTTAATAGGCTTTTCTCCAAAGATCCTTTCGTACTCTTTGTCGTACTTCTCTTTGTCTTCATCACTGTGATAAGGTTTAGATACTCCCATCAACCCATTCTAATATCTTATCTAGTTTCATACTTGGTCTTGCTATATACTCTGCCATATCAATAGACTTAGGTTCAAGTTCTTCTCCTACTCTTATGTAGTTATCTCCT